CTTAGTCGTCCAAATGCGTCTGATACAGGACCACTAAACCCTGATATGACTACGCTGGCATCGTCTGCTAGTATGACATTAGCGTTGCCAGTGATTCCTACATTACCTGATACGACCCATGGACTTGTACCTTGTTGAACTGTGACATTGCCACCTGTGATATTGGCATTGACATTACCATCAATAGTTAAACTGCCGCCTCCGTCAACTACTGTTACATTACCTGTAATGCCTGCTAGGTTACCACTTAATGTAGCTGTAACATTACCTGAAACATTTGCGTTGACATTACCTGAAACATTAGCATTTACATTACCAGAAACTACAATGTTACCACTAGTTACTGTGACGGGAAGAGTGTTTCCTGATATGTCAACATTACCTAGAGATCCGATAGCAACATTTCCTATAGTAACATTGCCTATAACGGCTGCGTTAGTGCGGACAAAGACATTACCTGAGGCTTCGTCTAATTCTAATGCTTGATTGATGTTGCGCAGGTACCAGGGTGCAACGTTGCTGGGATTTGGTTCAGCCATTATAATACTCCATCCGTTCCTAATTCTGTGATGCTACATGCGCCGTTGCTGGATACTGCTCTGACACTGATATAGTTATTTGCCCCAACATAAAAACTGCGTTCTGGTGCACCGGCTAATACAATAGGGTCTGTATTTGCTGCGGCTACACTTGAGTTTCCGCTGGTAACATAAATGTTAACAGTAGAAGCTATTCTAACTTTATCTGTAGCAATTAATTGGGCGGTACTTGCGCTACCGGTAACTGCGTTTACATTGTAATTAGCCATAAAAATACTCACTTATAGTGAGTATTTATCTTATTTCACATCTAATGGGCGTTGCTTAGTTGCTACTATACAGTAAAATTTTTCTTTTACTTTTGTAATTTTACCTTCTTCCTGAGTTGGGAATGAAATATCAAACTCTAAATTATTAAAAGTATTAATATCAAACCCTGATCTTATCAATAATGCAGCTAATTGATTTTGCCCAAAAATACTGTAATGGTTTAAATTAAATTCATGCTTTCTATCACAGTCCGGAGCAGGCACTTCAATATATATTTTGCCGCCTTGCTTAAGGATACGATTGTATTCCATTAAACTAAAAATAGGATATGGGCTATGTTCTAATGCATGACGCAAGAAAATAAAGTCCACAGATTCATCATAATAGCCGTCTTTTTGAGGAATAAAACTTAAGTCATAAGTCTTAACAGTATGACCCTTACTTTGGCATAATTGAATATCACCGGGGCTTAGTGTGACTCCGGTAAGATCGGTATATCCACGAGTTTTCATTTCATCTAAGAAATACCCAGGACCGCAACCCAAATCTAGAATCTTGCTGTTTTTTGGGAGGTTTAATGGGTCAATGTATTGTTTAACAACTTGGGCTGTCAAATCTTTGTGCATTTGACTATCACCCTCATCATATATGTGAGCAGTATACAAGTATTCGTTGTAAAATTTAAGCTTTAAAAGGTCAAGGGTATTATTAATGTCAATCATAAAATTCCTATAATATAATGTTACTTATACTTGATAGGAATGTATTAATAATTTTTATAAACCCTTAAATGGTTTTATTGGACTTACTGTATTAACTTTGGGATGTTCTTTACTACGATTGTCTGTTAGTTTTTTAACTTCCCCGGCACCGATCATTTTAGCCGCACTATTAATTATTTTTAATTCTACATCTGTGTAGGTTGCTAATAAAGGATCACCTGCAAATGCACCTGCTGGTTCTGTAGGATAATCAGGTGCACCTGCCATTGCTATACCAAAACGCCATTGAGCGTATGGACTACCGCCCTGCTTAGTCATGGATATATCAGGCATGCTAATAGCACCTTTAATTGCATTTACCTGATGTTTTGGAAGTTTTTCGGCACTAGCAGGAATATCTTCTGCTGCACCGTATTTTGTTTCACTTATAAATTCTTTTGCTCTCATTATGAATCTTTCATATTCATATGTGCAAAAGGTTTTGGCTTTTGGTTCTTTTGCCATAGTTCTCTATTATTTAGTACTTCAACCCATACATTTGTATTTGGTTTATTAAGCTTCCAAAAATCAAATTGCAAATTACTGCTTACCGGTCTACAATATAATGTTTTTTCTTTTGGTATGCACAATTGCTGACTTGTAGTGCGAAATTTATCTTTTTCTGTACTGTAACGCATTACATTTAATTGGGGATGTTTAAGAAATAATTGACACATTCCATCTACTAAATCTTCTGGTTTTTTAGCACTTTCAACAATAGCCTGAGCTTGTAATAATCTTGACTCACTACTAATTCTGTCTAAGACTTCTTGCTTATTTTTGCTTTCACGCTGAAAACTTGCCCAAGGCAAATATATTCCATGATTTGTTCTAGCTACTGTGTTGTTTTTATTAATCTTTTTAACTATAAACTTATATGGCTGTGTACCGTCATGATCGCATGCCTCGATTAGATAGCAATCATCATGATTAAAAACCATTGTGCACCCTACTAGTTTTCTTTTAATTAAATGCTTAACTGCATCCAATGGATCTTTATTTAATAATGCTTCTTCAATATATTTACCATCTGGACTAGATTTAACCTTACCGGCTAAAACATCGGATTCATCGTTACCTATATTTAAACTTGTGTTTAAAATACTTACACCGTGATTATTAATTCCTTCTTTATATCCAGTAATTTGATCGTGCATCATCATACGCTGCACACCATCAACTTCATCTTCAATAAAATCAAGTGTTGGAATATACTGTCTATCACGGTTTTTAGCGCCAGCCCAACCTATACCATCGAAGTACTTTGCTATGATAATACACATTATTATAAGCCCTTGAATCCTTTAACTGGGCTAGTAGTGTTTGTTCCCTTCGTTTCTTCGCTACCGTAACCTCCAATATAATCTTTGGGTTTCATACCTAACTTTTTCATTACTCTAAACAGTTTTTCACGATCCACTTCAGTGTATCCTGAAAATGTAGGCAAGTTTCCAAAGAAACTAATTACATCCATTTTTTCTAAATCTTCAGGCTGCATACCTGCAAGTTGCGAAACTTTGTAAAAATCATAATAACGACCTATATATAAATCTCCCCTACCATCGGGTGCAATAATACTAGGATGTGCTTGTGCGAATTCATGATTAGCTTCAGCACGATTATTTCCACGCAGGCCCTTCATAGCCTCAGTTACAAATTCTTTTGCTCTCATTACTCAAAGCCTTTAAAAGGGTTAACTAAACTTTTTTTATTAGTTTGTTTTGGTTCTTCGCTTTTTGCAGATGTTACTAGTTTAGCATCGCTAGATTTAAGTCCCATTTGATGTAGGGCATCATCAATGTAATGTTGTAATGGTTCTTTTCCTGCGTATGATACTATAACTAAATTTTCTCCCCATGGAGTTTCTTTGGCAAACTCAGGTACATTATCTTTTTTGCGTTGTTCAGAACCTTTTGCCCCAGCTAGTGAGACACCAAATCTATATTGTGTATAAAAATCACTGTTTTTTAATTTCTCAACAACCCAAGCTGCTGGCAAGGTACGCTCAACATCAGGTTGAATTGATCCTGTAGCTTCAGAAATAAATTCCCTCGCTCTCACAGTTAATTCTCAGTAGTTATTATTTGTAGATTTTCACTACCGAGAGCATCATCTACTCCCTGTTGTAACATTAGGTAAGAACCAGCTATCATTGGATCAACTGTAACTTGATATGCAATCCAATGTGTTAATTGCACATTAGCTATGGGATTCGCTACAAGGTTTACATTTCCATTTGCAACTAACATGTCATAGCCAGTCACCGCATTTCCAAAAAATAAAGTGCTGTGTCCTGTCCATTTCACATTTGTTTGTGAATTGTTAATAGCAGCATTAATAACTATGTTTTGACTATTATTGCTGCTTTGGTCGCTACTATTAATTTGAAATGTTGCTTGTGTAAATTCTGTGACAGGAACACTAAAAATAAGTTGTCCGGGAGTATTTCCAGTTGTAATGGCTTCTAATGTATTAAAATTACTAGCCCAAAGTGCAGAAAAGTTATTATTTACTTTTTCAAACGCTACACGAAGTGGATCACCTGTACCGTCATTTGCGGTAGTACCTACATTAATTACTTCTAGTGTTGCCATGGTTATTTTCCAATATTTTATATATTTATCACATTAATATCAGAAGCCCAACCAATTTCGTTTTGGAGGTTCTAAAGTTACTGGACTATTCTTACATTTTTCAGCCAACGATATAGCACCAACTTTTGCACTATTATCGCCTCCTTTGGCTATTTCCCCTATAGCTGCCCAACATGCAGTTTGACTTACAGTATTGTCTTTGCTTATTGACTTTGCTGCATCATAATACAGTTGATCTTTACCTGTAGTTGCACAACCAGTTAATACAAAAATGCTAGAAATTATTATAAAAGTTTTCATTTTAATCCTTTAAATTATGGTTTGATGTTGTCAAAAACTCTTTTTTGCTGATTATACCAATCTTGCCAACCCTCTACTTTGTTACTACATTCATAATAAAGTGTATAGTTTTGAACAACTGTTTTAAGTAACTCAGTTATTGCCACTTTATCACCTTCTATTGTTTTTAAGTCATTACATTTTTTCATAAGTTCAGGTACAGGATCAGGAAATTTTGGTACAACTGGAACAGGTTTTTGAAATAATGCACATCCTGATATACTTAACAAAACCAATATTGAGGCTAAAAATTTCATTTTTTCTGCCCTTCTTGCTTTGATAATTTGGCTGCATTGTTGTGAATGTCTAATAATTCTTTAGGTACAGGACAACTTTCCACATACTTTATAACTTCTTCAACTCTAACTCGCTCTGGACCTTCTATGGTTTTTAGAACTTCTCGGTCTTTGAATCTGTCAACATACTTGATAATTGTCTCACCTTTTTCTTTGATAACTGTGTTTTTAGTTGTTAATGATGCTTGTAATTCAGTGTTTAATCTAGCTGCTTCTGCTTCGGCTTTAGCAACTTTAGCTTCTACTTCTTTAACTTTAAGTTCCCATTCTTTATTATCTGCTAGCCCGCCTTCTAAATAAACACCAAGTGTGAATACTAATAATGAAATTATTTGTATAGGAAGTTTATATTTTCCAATGATAGGAATAAACCCTAACACGAATCCAATAATGATTCCGATTACTCCTACTGCAAAAATAGCATGTACAACGTATTCAGTTATTACGGTAAAGATCCACATAAAGTTATTTATCGTAAAACTTTTTAATAGTCTGAGTTATATATTCAATTTCACCATCTGTAAGTTCAGGGTAAATTGGTAAACTAATAATTCCCTGAGTTAACATATAACTTGTACTAAATGCATTAGGTTTTACTTTGATCTTTTGACTCGTTTCAAGTTCACTGAGGGTGTAATTATAATGTATTTTGGTTTCAATATTTGATGCCAGTAAATGTGTGTGTAATTTATTTCTAAACTCTGGTTCATAAATAACAAACTTTTGATTACCATGAGGCACATCAGTATCACTTAAACAATTAACATAATTTCTTAATTCATTGCAATAATATTGCCTTATACTTTCTCTACGTTTTTGCCAGACTTCAATATATTTGGTTCTTACAAGTATTTGTGCACATTCCTGTTCACTCATTTTTGAATTGCTACCAGCAAAGTCAAAGTTAGGTTTGCCGTTATTTCGCATTTTTACTGCAAAATCATATAAATGTTTTTCATTAGTAACAATGGCACCACCATTCCCCGTGCTGGGTAGATTTTTTGTAGGGTCAAAGCTAATGCTCATGCCTACTCCAATATCTCCGTCGGCTACTAACCAGTGCTGTGCACCGTCAACAATAAAGTTTGGACTATCTAAAAAATCAATTTGATTCCATGGTTTTTTACCATATAAACCAACAAGACAATATAGGTACTCTATATTATCAGGATATTCTTCTTGTAAAATTCCGTACTTATCAGTATCCCAAATTTGAACTTTGTAGTTTGAACTTATAAATGCATTAAGTGTTGCAGGGTAAGTTAAATTTGGAATGATAACTTCTGGTTCATGATATCCAAACAGTTTACCTTTAATAAAACAATATTGTGCTATAATTTCCAGTGCTTGTGTACCGCTATGTAAAGTTATTGCGTAGTTGGTTTGTGTCTTTTCTGATAGCCACTTTTCAAATTGCCTAGTATAATCCCCGTCTAGGAACTGACCAGATTTTAAAACCTGTTCAGTGGCATCAAGTAATTCATCCCTGAGATTCAGGCTTTGTCTTTTCAGACCAAAATGGGCTATCACTCAACCACCTATAATAAATTTCAAAGCCTTCTTCTACATCAACTTTAGGATTATATCCGAAGTCTCGTCTTGCAGCATCTATATTCAACGCCCCGCGGCTGGGGAAATCAATGTCTTTGTCTTTGACTTCAATACTTCCTTTACCTGCAATTTTAACTGCCAATTCAGCAGCATACAGTAAACTACGGCTGTGTGATTTTGTTATATTGTAAGTTTTGTTATTA